TCTTTATCTGTTCTTCAAACTGTTTAGCCTGCTCTATAGCCATCTCAAGCTCAATAGCTTTACCAAGAGCAGAACCCTTAAATTCGCCTTTTTTTGACTTTTCTACAACCTCAATAGCTTCTGATTTAGCATCAAAGTACTTGCCCAAAACCGGCCCAAGAGAGGCAACATCATCTACCGTAGCAGCAACCTTTTTGACAAGTTCTACAGCAGACGATACAGCCGCAAGTGCGGTAATAGGATCGAGCATTTCATCCTCCTTTGAAATGACCCGCTATCCAGGCCACCGCTGCCCCCACTGAAGATGCAATGGTCATCCCCATCCAGAAGCCGCCTTTGCCTTTGTTTGCCAAGGCAAGTAGTTCCTCGATTTGACGTTCCATTTTATCCATCTTTTTATTAACTTCATCAAAGCGCTGGTCATAGCCATCGACTTTTTGCCATAGAGCGCCGTAGCGGATAGGATCGATTTCAGTCATGATTACATAAAGAAAAAGAAGTTGCCTTTGTTGGTAACAACGATTGGAGTTGCGGCCTGAAAATACCACCCCAGAGAACCGTTATTTGTTGAGTTTGCCCCCGCATACCACTTATCAATTAAAGCATAAGCCCTTACATTAGCGATAGCAAGATAGTCAACATCTGCCGCATTTCCTGATCCGCTAAAGATCAACGTGCCCGGTGATCCTGCGGATGTTCCACTGACCGTTAGAACCTTACTTGCTGCCCCTGTTGCTGTCCACGGGTTTGTCAGGGTTTGGGTTGTGTTTCCAAGCGCAATTGACGTTGCGCCCGTTGCGCTGTAGGTGTTGGTGATGTTCTTAAATGTGTTGTTGCCAGAAATGGTCAACGTACCAGCACCGCCTTGGTCAAGGGTGATGTTGGAATAGTTAAGGCCGCCGCCAGCAAATGTCTTGGCGCTTGCGCTGGTTAGGCTGATGGTGCCGGTGCCGGTGACGGTAAGGTTTGACCCAGAAACACTCCAAAATGCTCCAGCCCCACCTCCAGCAATTGTCCAAGTCCCTGAACCAACAGCAATTGTTCGGGTTGTTGTACCCACACTGTTGACGCCACCTAATCCGCCAGAAATTGTTACGTTGTAGTTGCCAGCATCAAAGGTGCCTTGGTTAATCAGAAGAACCACATTAGAAGATAGATTAAGAGTAAGCGCATCTTGTAGCGTAACCGATCCTGATGGGGTATCGATAGTAACCGGCTGAGTAAACGATTTACCCGCACTCGTAATCGTCTGACTGCCGCGCCCAGCAAAAGTCATCCGCCCTCCCCCCGACAGCGTCGTCCCCGTACCATTGATCCAGTTGCCGTAGATTTGAGGTGTATTTGTACTCGTCGCCAACGTCATTGTGTTGGTCGTCCGCAGACTCATGTCTACAGTGCCGATGTTGTAGTTGGCGTTGACCGTGGTCGTTGAGCCTGAAGCTGGATAGGTAGCGGCTGGGAAGATTGCGGTATCTTGGGCTAAAGGGAATTGCGTTGCATCAGCACTGCCACCTGATGTTGCAGACCATGATCCTGTGCCAGTAGTACCCCAGTTGGCAGAACCCGTGTTGCGGTAATAAACCGTCTTTGCACCGGGAAACGTAATGCCACTGTTGCCCTTGCAATCACCAAACCGTGTGCCTGTCAGCGGTGCTGCCGCGCCAGTGATTGCAATGTCTTGGAAGTCATAATCAGCCGCACCAGCAGTCAGCGTGGTGACGGTCAGCGTTCTTTGTGTGCCAATGGTGTCAGATGCCAAGAACGTGCGAAAGGCTGAAGCGGTACCAGCGTTTAGCGTCAGTGTGGTGATTGTTTGGTTGGCGCTGAATGTAACAGGCGTGATGCCGACAGTTGTTCGCCCAGCAAACGAGAGTGTGTTGAAGGTGTTTGCGCCAGTAATGGTGATGTTTGTATTTGAGGCGCTTGTGAAACTGACGTTGTTAAAGGTTAATCCGCCCGAAGAAATACCGGACGTGGTGCCGTTTAGGCTGATCTGTGAGGTGCCTGCGCTAAATGTAAAATTTGTAATATTTGAAAAATCTATAGAATTCGTTCCGCTTGAATTTGCACCGATTGTTGACCCATTAAAATTTATAGATCGAACATTATTGTTGGTACAAAAAATTGCTCCTGTTGCCGTTAAAGAATAATTACTTGCGGATGTACTAAATGTTCCATGCGTAACAATAAATTGACTAGTAGTACTTATGGCGCTGCCGAGAGTCCATGTGGAGCCAACCCCAATAACAAAGCAATTACTTGCCAGCGCCAACCCATTGGTCGTAAACGTATAACTGCTGTTCCCAGCCCAGTTCATCGCGCCCGTGTACGTCCGGGTGATCCCGGTGGCAGCAAAGCTGACGTTACCGTGGAAAGCAATACCCACAGATCCAGCAAAGGTCACGTTACCCGACAATGGGCCAGCCATTGTGAATGACGCACAGCGGGCCAGCGTTACACCCGCATCAATCGTGGCTGTGTAGGCTGTGGCATTGGACGCAGAGTTAAAGACAACAGCATCAAGTGATGTGGGGATGGCTGCGCCAGAGCCGCCCCCGGATGATGTTGACCACTTGGTTGTTGATGACCAGTTGCCTGTGCCGCCTACCCAGTAAAGCGTTCTAGCAGCAGGTGTTGCAGTAAAGATGACACGGGTGTTGCCTGATACGTTTGTGCTGTTTGCGCCGACGTAAAACTCACCGGGGCTTACTGTATCTACAGTGCAATCCCGCACAGACAGGTAATCAATACCTGAGTTTGCTGGGCCAGCGATGGAGAGGGTAAAGGCGGTTGCGGCAGTGCTGGAGTTAACTGTAACTACGTTGCCGACGGTTCCGGTTACGGCCCATTTGCCAATTGTATTGGTTACGCTAGACGGAAATGTAATGGTGTGCGCTACTGTCTTGGTTGAGGCAAGTTCGCCAAACGTACTTGCTCCGTTAATGGTTAGGGTTGAAGTGCCTGTGGTTCCACCAATGGTCAGCTTATTGTAGTAAAAACCGCCGCCAGCAAATGTTCTTGCGGTGGCTGACGTATCTGATAAAACGATGGTGGATGTGCTGGCTATTACGTTGGGCGACCCGCCAGACAAATTCCAAATCGTACCCGTGCCTGACAATGTCCATGTGCCAGTACCCATGTTCAGTGTCGGAGACCCACTATTAGGGCCAATAAACGACCCCGTTGTCACGTTATAAGTGACAGCATTAAACGTCCCTGTGGTCAGGGTTAGAGTTCTTGTGGCTCCCAAAGACAGTGCATCAGCAAGCTGTACGTTTGTAAGCGGGTGATCGATGGTTACATTGCATCCAAACTGAACGCCGTTGCTGGTAATGGTTTCCGTGGTGGGGCTGGAAAATATAATAGTGCCCGTGGTGCTGGATGAAGTAACGCCTGTGCCAAATTTCCAATCCCCGTAAACAACCGGGTTGTTTGTGCTTGTCGTCAGCGTCATTGCGCTGGTACGGTTTGACGCATCAAACGTGCCGATGTTCCATGCTCGCTCAATTGTGATCGTGCCAGTTACGCTGCCTGTGTTGTCAAACACTGCTGTGTCTTGAGCCAATGGGAAGTTGTTGACCGCAGGTAATCCACCAGACGATGGTGCCCAGCCCGTAGCACTCCAGTTTTGTGCGCCTGCAAGGTTCCAATACACCGTTTTAGCGCCGGGGAATGTAATGCCCGAGTTGCCACCGCAGTTACCTGCCCGTGTTGGCGATGCGCCCGAGGCTGCACCAGCAAGGTTAATGTCGCGGAAATCGCAGTCAGTGGCTGAGATGGCGGCTGCTGTTATTGTGCGCTGTGTGCCGATGGTGTCGGAGCGCAGAAAAATGCGCCGTATCGGTGATGCGCCAGCACAGGTCAGTGTGCCGTTGATGGTTTGGTTGGCGGAGAATGTAAACGGGGTAACTAATGCAGAAGCAGGTGCCGTGATTGTTAGATTGTTAAATGTGTTTAACCCGTTAATAGTTTGACCAGAACTGTTTGTACTGGTAAAAGAAAAATTATAAAAAGTTACACCACCACTGCTGAAAGTAGGTGAGTTTGCGGAAACGTTAATTTGGGATGTGCCAGCGTTAAAAGTTAAATTTGTTGTGGTTGTTAAAGTAACCCCAGAAGAAAGACTCAACGTACTTGACCCCAGCGTAATTGTTCTGACGTTGGAATTGCTGGAAGACAAAGTACCAGCGGTGACGTTGAAGTTCTTGGTATCAAACGTCCCGTTTGTTACCGTTAGTGTGTTTGATGAAGTGTTTAGCGCATCAGCAAGCTGAACTGTGCCGCCGTAGGTGTCTACGGTGATGGGCTGTGCAAACGTTTTACCTGCGCTAGTAATTGTCTGCGTGCCTCCTCCAGAAAATGTAATTGTGTTAGCTGTTGTGAGTGTTGTGCCAGAACCATTCGTCCAATTTCCATAACAAGTTGGTGTTGTACCACTAACGTTGAATGTCATTGCGTTTGTTCTGGCAGACATATCAACGCTACTTAAATATGGAGTCACGCCTGATGTAGCAATAACAGCGGAAGTGTTTAATCCCGTATTAACAATCGTGGCTGTATCTTGCGGAAGTGGAAAGTTATCTGTACTAACTCCACCGCCAGCAGAAAGCGCCCAAGCGTTAGCAGTCCAATCGCCTCCAGCAGCCAAGTTCCAATACACCGTCTTAGGCGTACTGAACGTGATACCCCTGCACTCACCACGATTTCCAATGCGTGTGCCGCTTATGGGGGCTGATGTGCCCCTGACGTACAAACCACGGAAGTCTGCGTCTGTCAGGCTTGGTGCGCTGTTTACAACGAGGTCTTGGGAGATGCCGTAAGTGGCAGATGCAAAGAATACTCGCCTGTTGCCCGCTGTGCCTGTAGTGGACAGTGTGCCGTTGATGGTTTGTTGGGCGGAGAAAGTGAATGGCACGACACCAGCAGATGCGGGGCCAGTAATGGACAAATTGTTGAAAATGTTTGAGCTGCTACCAGTAATAGATCTAGTTGCAGCAACTGTTGAAGTAAAGTTGACATTGTTAAATGTCACTCCGCCACTTATAGTGCTAATTGTTGCGCCTTGTCCAGTAAGGACAATAGTTGATGTTCCGGCATTTAACGTAGACGCTGTTGCAAACTGAAAATCTATCGCCGTACCCACACTTGTTATGGTGAATGTTGAAGCATTTAAATTTAATGTTCTTGTAAAACCTACATTACAATTAAAACGAATGCATGTTAATGAATAGTTGCCTGTTGATGAGGTATCAAGAGTCCCTTGCCTAAGATCAAGTATATTACTGCCAATATTTAACGCCGAACCTAACGTCCACGCCCCCCCAGCACCATCAAATGTTAATGTGGCAGCGTTGAGAGTTGTGCCATTTGTCGTAACTGTCCTACCAGTGGTGGTAGAGCTAAATGTAATATTGCCCGTGGAACTCCACACAGTTCCCGCCAGCAGTGACATAGAACCGCGAACATTAAGCGTAGGGGTAGTGCCTGTGGCAAACGTAACAGTGCCCGCCGACACCGTAATGTCCAGGCAGGCCAAAGCACCCGTCATGGTGACGGTGTAGGTTCCCGCTTGGTCAAAGAAGACGTTATCCGCTACGGTCGGAACGGACGCGCCGCTGGCCCCGCCAGATGAGGCAGACCAGTTTGTTGTGCTGGTGGTGTTCCAAGTGCCAGTTCCACCTACCCAGTAGCGGTCAGCCATTTATGCCTCTTGAACAGGAGGTTCTTCCGCAGGAGGTGCGTCAACGATAGCCAGCCAGTTGTCCAGGCGCTGTTGTTTCATTGCTTCAATTTCAGCGTCGGTCATAGTGTGGTCATCAGGCAAATGCAATGCATCGGCAAACTTGCCAAACTTGGTGTCGAATGAAAAGTCAATCTTAATCATGGTCTCTCTCATGCAGATGCTACACAGCGCCATTTGCTGGTAGCGTTGTTGTACATGAATCCAACTGTCAATGGTAGAGTAGTTGAACCATTAGAAGTCGTTGGTACAGTCACAGTACTGTTTTCAGTGTTGACCCAGTTGATTGTCTGGGCTGCTGCGCTGAAGTCAAAGATACGAACAATAGCCATCTGACCATCAACAGCACTGGCCGTAGCAAGCGTGATCGTCATCGCTGCCGCAGAACTATTGGTGAACGTATGCAGCCGATGTGTAATGGGAACTGTGCCAGCATTTGCTGAGACTGTTACTGTATTGACAGTAAAAATGACCTGTGCAAATGTCTGCGTATCTGCATTGGCAATGGTGATTGATCCAGCACCATTTGTGATAGTTATCCCAGCGCCTTGTGTCAGCGTAGCCTTAGCAAGAGTATTGCCCGTGCTATTGCCAATCAGCAACTGTCCATTTGTGTAAGATGTTTGACCAGTACCACCATTAGCTGTAGCCAAAGTGCCAGCCAATGTGATAACACCACTGGTAGTAACTGGCCCACCACTAGTTGTAAGGCCGGTAGTGCCACCAGAGACATCTACTGAAGTAACAGATCCAGTGCCAGCAGACACATTGACTGTAACTTCATCTCCAGAATTTGATGCTGTTACTGTTGCTCCAACAAAATTGATGTTGCGTACAGCAGTTGAAAGTACAGACCCCTCATCTTCAATTGTTAAAGATGAGTTTGTTGACATCGTAACCTTAATCTTCTCTGCAAGATCAGGAGGCACAACTTCGCCAACATTGATTTCTCTACCAGTCGATAGAGTGATAACAAGACTGCCATCAAAGTCAATTTTGGCATCGGTAACGGATACGCCATCCTTACCGTCTTTGCCATCTTTGCCGTCTTTCCCGTCTTTGCCAGGAAGGCCGTCACGCCCAGAAACGCCATCTTTCCCGCGCTCACCGGGATCGCCCTTTGGCCCACGTTCTGGGACTATCGACTTAGCATAATCAAGTTGGGCTTGAACTTCATATTTAATCTTCTTAATCTCATCAATGATGAGTTGAACATTAAATTTGACGCGCTGCTCTTTCTTTTCTTTTAGTTCTTTTAGAGTAGCCTCAACTTGCGATAGAGCAAGCAACTTCTCCTCATAGGAGAGGTCACCAGACTCTATCTTTTTCAGCAGGTCTTTAACATTAGGCATTTTGCTTCAGACCTTGAGTCAACTCGGTTAAGAAGTCTTCTTCTGTCTTTGCCGCCGCTGATAACTTATCTGCCATTTGAAGTTCAACAATCTTGGTCTTGTTCTTGATGTCAGCTTCTTTGAGCATCAACTCGGCAATCTTGACTCGCTTGTCAAACTCGCTGGATTCTTGGCCTTGTGGCAGATTGGTGGTGGTCGATGCGATGACCTTTGCCTGGACTTCTTGTGGCATCAACTGCGCTTCAGTTAGCAACTTCTGTGCTTCAGCGCGATTGTTCTCAGCTTGGGTAGTCTTGACAGCAATATCAGCTTGTGCAGCCTGGAGTTGCAATTGTTGCGCTGCCAAAGCCAACTGCTGTTGCTCAGGATTGGGCTGCGACATCTGATCCAGAGCCGCAATCAACTCATACCTGTTGGACAGGCTAGAGTTAGACAAAATGCCCTTCAAAATCAGCGGCAGAACTGGCGTATTTGGCCCCAGAGTCTGTAGCAATCCAATGAACTGCTGTTGCTCATACTCCCGAGCAATGATGCCAAGAGTTGCCGTAGGAATAAACCGCATATCTACGGATGGATAACGCTCAGGATCGAACTGCATGAACCTGAATGCCGCCTTCTCAATAAACGGGATTAGGAAATCCTCTTGGAAGTTAACCAGCGTCCGCTTGTACTTCTTGATGATCGTGGCAACTGCCATCGACATCCCTTGACCGTCCCGAGCGCCGTTGGTAACAAGTCCTTGGCTGTCCAAAGTGCCGGTTGCCTGTAGCAACATCCGCTCAAACTCGTTGGCTGTACGGAGGTTGTCAGGACTAGACTGCCCAAACTTAAACGGATACAGGATCTCAGCAGGGTTGCCGTTGACCATGAAGGCTTTGCCAGGACGAACCTCGAACTTAGCCCCCCTGGGGAGCCGAGTAGCGTCCATACCCATCATGGGGGCAGTAGTCAAGGCCAAAGAGTCCAGATGCGAGCGGATCTGGGCATCAATTGCCTTCTGCATGTTATACGATTTCTCAACCGTACCCCTGCCTAACAGGCGATTGGGAACCGTATCATCCTGATATGAGATGACGGGGCGGTCTTTCATCATGTACGGGTTCTCTTCTGCCTTCAGAAGCATCCCGTTGTTAGCGATGACCACAATCGCCTCGACCATATCGGTGTATTCTTCAGCCGGTGCGTCATCGGGGAATAGTTCCTCGACTTCGCTTTCCTCGCCCAGCAGGTACTCACGGGGAACCAGACCGTAATAGGTCAGCAAAACGACTTTTTCGTCTTGGTATTGGCTTGGTTCTTGTGTAGGCTCAAGGTCAGAATCCTCGTAGGTCGGGGTGATGTTGACCTTACGATAGATGCCCTTCTCAATGCCCTCCACGATCTTGTGGATAGAGACATACTTCTCGATAGCCACGCCCATGCAGTCATCAACAGATGTACCGTTTGGGTCAAACAAGAAGTTCTTGGGGTTGACGGGCATCAATTTGACCGCTACCCTGTTCTTTTCTACCACGCCGATAGCGGCCTGTGCCTGCCCGGGTATGGGCTGCGTAGCAGGCTCGTAGACTTTCTCGGTCTTGACGATGATTTCGCCAATGCCAGTGCCGTAAATCTCGGCCATCAACTCGATCTGGTCGATGGATTTGCGGATTTTGTCTTGCTTGAAGTCCTCCATCATCTGTGCCTTGAGGATAGACACATCTAGAGGATTGCCGTTTACATCCCGTAGGTCATCTTGGATGTCAAAGAACTCGCCTTGGCCGAAAATGGCCTCCATGATCTCTGCATGGCGGGTTTCGACGGCTTGCTGGGTAGCGGGAGTGACGATTCTGGAGCGTTCAGAGTCCCGAACCTTGTCTTCTGGAGCCCACTCGCCACGATAGATACGCTCATATTCCAGCCAGGAATCTAGGAAATTGGTATCTCTGTAGTTTCTCCACCGCTCACAGTGGTCGAGGACGAATGCCGTCAGTTCCTTGTCGTTCTCTGTCGGCTCATAGAACTCGTTTTGCTCCATACTAGACTCCTGATATTACGTCCACAGGCTCCCAGTTATCGTCCTCTTCCTCAAAATAGCTGGTCACAGCCAGTTGGTCGATATAACTGAGAGCATCCGGTAGGTCGTCATGCACCCCTTGTGCTGGGAATAGCAGAAGTTGGTCAACAAAGTCGTCCCAATTCTCTTCACTGTTTAGCACGATTCTGCCGTGTTCAAACCGGCCTTGCAATGCCCATACGATTCTATCCGTTTTCTTGCGATTTCCGTGAGTTAAATCAACAATGTGGGAGAAGATATTGTTTTTCCTCATTAAATCGCTCAAATACGGCAAAACAGCGTTTTTCAGCGCCCCCCGCTCAATCCCGACTGACAGGGGTCTGTAGTCACGCATGGCGACAATGATCTTCGCCGCCGTTTCCCGTATGTCCCACCGGCCATGAATGATTTCTTTAACGAACCATTTCCCATCATCGGTGACTTTAACAATTGCGATGGCAGACTCATCGAGCCGTTTCTTGGAATTAGCCGCCTGTTTGGCGACTTCTTCAAATCCAGCCAGATCAACCGCCACAAAGTAAGAGCCATAAGCAGGCTCCTCGCCGTATTTGATCCATTCTTCCTTAAACACATCTGAGCCAGCGTTGGAAAAACTAGCCATGTACTCCTGCTTGAAGGCGAAGCTTGATAGCGTTTTCTTAGCAGACTCAATCTCATCTGGGTCAATCAGAGGGTTATCTTTTGTCGTAAAGTGCCAAGATTTCCAGTCTTTATCGTCGCCCTCTTGGCCCAGTTTGTAAAGGTCATAGAACCAGTTTCTGCCCTTTGGCGTGCCAATAAAGATGGCCTTGCCCTTCTTGTCGGATAGGGAGGCGCGGATAACCTGCTCCCAAGCCTGGGGCTTGATGTCGGCAACCTCGTCAAGCACGGCAAAGGTCAGGGACACACCCCGTAGGGTATCAGGCCGATCAGCGCCACGGACATAGATTCTGGCCCCGTTTATCAGGGTGATGTCCAGATTATTGACATTACTGGTCTGGATGACCTCGCGCCCAAGCTCTAGCAGCAGATCCCAGACGATCTGACGGGACTGTCCCATAGTGGGACTGACATACAGCACGGCAGAGCCTTGTGGGCAGCGCAGCCCCTCGATGATGAGCATGGTAGCGGCAAGGCGGGATTTCCCGCAGCGGCGACCAGCGGCGATGACTTTGAACCGAGTTGGGTCTGTATAGACTTCTTGTTGCCAGGGTAACAGAGAGAAGTTCAGATCACTCATTTAGGCTCTACATCCTCGATGTCATCTGACTCTATGGTCTTTTGCTCTGCAACCTCAACCCCGATGCCAGAGATGGTGATGTTGACGGCATTTCTCTGAGCAGAGGTTTTCTCAAACAGGCTGACAGGCAAGGCTCGTTCCATGCACATCTTCAAAGCGGCCATTTGCATAGGATGGTCGTCATTAAGAGCGATGTCTATGACTTTCTTGACAACAGCCTCGCCCTTGCTTTCGACCAACATCCGTTTGAGTTCTTTAACCCGTTGGAACTCAGTCTTGGGCAAAACAACAGGTACGCGATACACCATAAAAAGATTGTATAGGAAACTAGCGTCTACCCCAATAGGGTAAACCATGATAGAGTGCAGACACACGGGGCCATAACCCAGCCCTCTATGCGGTTGAGCCGACCAAGTAGGATAAACGTGACGAACTGGGTGAGTCTCAAGTAGTCCTCTGCCAATGTCGTGATGACACCGCAGACAAGGCGAACAGGGCAAGCGACTCAGGCGCTAACAAAGCGTAGTCTAGATAAACGAGAGGCTCCCTTTTTAAAAGGACTACCCATCTACGGGTTCCTGTCTATTCCCGACTCATACCTATTTTTTTGCAGACGGGTTTGCAATAAGCAAAAGGCTAATTGCACTTTTTCGGCGGGAGTGAAGTACCCGCAAATATTTCACCGCAACGCTGACCCTCCCCCCCCCATGTTGCGCGCACACAACACTAGCACAAACCCTGTGTTGCGTAAATACAACACATCACACTAGGACAAACCCTAATAGGGTAAACCCTGACAGGGTAAACCCGCATAGGGAAAACCCTGATGGGGTAAACGATACTAGGGTTAACCCTGATGCGTGGGATGCATAGGGTTATGCGTTTTTTGCATGGGGTCGGCGGGAAGGGGATGGTGCTTTTCCCGGGTACTTGGTCTCGATTGTTTCACGTGAAACAGTCACAGCGATCGGATGGATTGCGCGCCACAATTCCAGCACTTCGTTGAAGCCTACGGTGATATCACCTTGGCCTGCGTGTAACAGAATTTCCCTTTGTGCTGGCGTGATTTTCCGATGGAAAACTCTAGTATCCGTGCGCGGTCTTGCCATGTGAGCGTCCCTTAACTTAGGGTAATCCCTATTAGGGTTTGATTAGGGTTTGTCCCTATTCTACTGCGTATAGCAGTCTATACAATACCTTCCATGCCCAGCGATTTCCGCAGGGTCTTTTTAGGAGGATCAAGATGACCATGAATGCTTTTATCAAGACAACCAAAGGCCTGCACAAAATCTACCGCAGTGGGAATGATTGGAAAATTGTTTTTCCTGATGGTTCTGAGCGCTGGCGCTCCGTGTGGCCCGATCATGTAAAGGCCTCACTTGTCCAGGCGCTGCGTCTAATTCCTGACGCGGATCATGCCGATTTGCAGATCGTCGATCTGTATAACCATCAAACTGCCTGACATTCCAGCCTGTAGACCCTGCCGGGGTCTATGGGGTGCAATGTCGCACATTCGCCCGTAAGGGACTAATTCGGAGCACATCATGCAAAACACGGTCAATTGGTCTTCCCTTCTAGCTGATGCGGTCAACAAGCCCGGCATCATTTCTCAGGCCTACAGCGCGTTTTACCGCTACAGCGTAGGCAATCAAATGCTCGCTTACAGCCAATGCGTAGGGCGCAATATCCCTGTCGGGCCTATCGCTACGTTTAAGCGTTGGCAAGCCTTGGGGCGCAATGTTCTGAAGGGTTCCAAGGCTATACAGCTATGTATGCCTGTCACCATCACCAAAAAGGATGAAAACGGCGAAAAAACGGGCGATTGTTTCCAGGCCTTCGTGCTCAAAAACAATTGGTTTGTTTTGTCTCAGACCGAGGGCGCAGACTACACCGAGGAACCAGTTAGCCCACAATGGGATAAGACCCTCGCACTGCAAGCCCTAGATGTTACGGAAGTCGCCTTCGATCATACAGACGGGAATTGCCAGGGCTACGCTGTCGGGCGAAATATCGCCGTTTCCCCTGTTGCAGCCTTACCCCATAAAACCCGATTTCATGAAATCGCGCACGTTGTCCTGGGTCATACATCCGAGGGCCAATTGTCTGACTCTGAGCGTACACCTAGGGACATTCGGGAAGTGGAAGCCGAGAGCGTAGCCTACATTTGTTGCAGCATCCTAGGGCTTCCGGGCCTGACAGAGTGCAGGGGCTATATCCAAGGCTGGCTGCAAGGCGGCGAGATCACCGATAAGACCGCGCAACGCATCTTCGGGGCCGCTGAAAAGATTCTCAAGGCAGGGCGCAAGCCTGAGATGGTGACCGAATGAGTCAATTTCCTGCCTATCAAACGGCAGGGATTGCAGCCCGTTGGGGCTGTTATTCCTGCTGCACTCAGCTAGACCCTGCGACCCTGCGCGAGTCCGGCTATCCACCGGGGCGCGGTCAGTATTCCATGCAATGCGCCCATTGCAAAGCCTACACATGGTTTGATTTAACCCAACAATCGGAGCCTTCATCATGCGTGAAACCATCCTAGACCTAGCCCTCGCAATCATCCTAGGCTGCGCCCTTGCAACCCTGGCCCTGTCCTATTTCGACATTCTCTGGAGTTAAACAATGTACTTTGAACCCGGACATTACGTTGACCCCGCAATCAACTATGAGAATGCTGCCCAGGCATGGGCTAAACACTTAGATCAGCCATTTCCAGGCAATGCCGACCCCTACCAATTGACTATGTGCTTTGGTTTGCTTCATGCACTTTTTCGTGACGTTAACCAGCAAACGATTGATGATATAGAGGCAGACCCGGATGCATTCGCTGCCCGTGTAGCTGCCTATCGGCATAACATGGCTATGGAAAAGGTCGCGGAACAATGATTATCGAATACCTGCACCCTATCGGGCCTGGGCTGACCTTGGTCTGCGAGATCGAATACTATCCGGGAGACCCTGGTAACCCTGATGCTGAGTCGGGCACATGTTGCCCTCAAGAGCCAGAGCAGGCGTTTTTTTGCTCTGCCAAACTACATGGGGTTGACGTTACCGATGTCCTCGCAGACCACCTAAAAACCTACATCGAGGAGCGCGCATTGTGGTCTATGCTGCACTAGCCCTCATCCTGAGAATAATTCTCGGCAAGCGCTAACTTAGGCCCTACGGGGCCTTTTTTATTGGCCTGGAGCGCACCTAATCCTGAGTTTCGGTTGACCCTGCGCCGGGAATAGTTCCTCGGCTATCACCATGCGCCCGTCAACATCGTAAGAAATGCGCCCATATTTGTTCTTACGGACACGGGTTACCGTGCCCACATACGGTTCACCTCTAACTGGATAGACCGCAGTTAGCTGCCCAGTCTTTAGGTAAACGCTGCGCCAGTTGACTCCCTTATGGTTCACGGCAATTCCTCTCGGATCATAATATTCACGCCAGGGTTTCGGTCATAAACTTTGATTATATGAAGACTCACCAACTGGCTGTCATCCTTATAAACGACCCCATTCAGCCCGTCCAGCACCGATTTTGCGAGGTTGTCTAGGTCTGGCTTTTTGGTTGGCCTCTCCAGGCCGCTTAAACAGGCCGCTATACGCTTTTTCGAGTAGCTCTTAGGGATGGGTAGCCTAAAGTAAAGAAAAGCCGCCAGGGGCGTTTCTAGCGGCTCGCGGGTCATGGCCTGTTGTGCCGCTTCCCTAACGGATGCCTCATAGTCGCTAGTTTTTTTCGGCGTGTAAGACCGGACAAAACCCCCGACTTTTGAGAATCGGGGCCTGCCCTTGGGTACTGGGTCTAGGTCAACGTGGAAAATGACAGAAAAGCTCATTTTTCCTTGCTCATCCAGTACAAAAGCTCTGTTGTTGCTTTTTTACCACGGATTTTCTCAATGTCCGAAATAACGCCTTCCCACCAGCCGCGAGCTTGCGTGGGGCCAATCTCCTTGGCTTTCGCCCTGTAGCGTCTGATCCACTCCCTCGCCTCGCATCGCCTCATATGCTCCAAGATCTCCGGTGAGAAATAGGGCTTTATCAACGATTGCGGCAGGGTAGTGGACTCCCTCTCGGACTTTATTAAGGATTTTTTGCGCTTGGTCATATGTCATGATCCCCTCCTTAGTTGCTCCAGCCTCTCAAAAATATGGTCAGGCATCGGCACAGCACCCCTAATTCGCTCCTGATACTGCTCGGCCATCGTGACCTTCTTGACCGGCTCGGGTATCTCAGCACCATCCCATCGCTGCTGGTTGAGGTAGACCAACGGGGCAGGAATGTAAGCCCCATTGTCTTTGCGCCATTGGTCGGTCGTTTTTTGCCATTCGACATGCTTCAAAATCTGGTCTGTACAATGTTCGTACAAGCCTTTTTTCCACTTGGCTTGGCAAGCTGACTTCGCACCCTTGCGAGGGCTTTTGGGCCATGCTGCCCAGAAGCGATCAAATCCTGATTCAAACATCTTTATCTCCTGCTCCTCCAGAAAGAGAACAGCGGCAGGCGGGAGGTTCGCTTTTCAGGATGGAGATCAGGCCATCCCTAGCCGTGTCCAAAAAATCTTTGCCCTTTATCTCATACCTCTTGCAACTAGCGCAAGTCCAAGCAACCTTACCGCTTGTCAACTCGCTCTGTCTGACTTGTCCCCCACACTTGCACTGTCTCATCACTTATCCCCAGTTATCCACAAGGGTGCTTTTTGGTGGATGTCTGAGCAAAGCACAGCCTTACCGTACCAAAACGGGGTTCGCTCTGTGCCTTGTGCTTTCCGGAGCCATGCCGTCGCACCGCACTATCCCAGACTATTTCAACCACCGCGCTCTAGGAATTCGCCCACGCTCCCGGCTCTGGCTTGCTCGTGTAACCGGGTATCCCAAACCTGACCATCGACGTACCGCATCAGGCCGTCCAAAAGCAAAAACCCCGAGGAGATGCTCTGCGGTCTTGGCTCTTGGCGAGAGCAGCAGCGAGGC